TAATTTCTTTGTTATCTATAATCGCTTCGTATATTTTCATTGTGATGTCATCCAATAAATTACACCCTCTTTCTCATTTCTTCTTTTACTGTTCTGAAATAAGTTTCTCTGCCTTCGCGCATAGCATTTTCAATCACACCTTTACCAGCTGTATTAATCCATTTACCAGAACGGTCGTAGTGACCATACTCATTAAGATGGATAATACGATAACGTTGTTTAGGACCACGCCAATGAATTTTAACGGTCCTTACTCCTTTTATCGTCATCGGCTTTGAAAGTGTAGTTTCTTCTACTGATTCTCCAGTATCTTCAAAACTTTTCATATTACCTTTGATAATACTTACAACTTTATTGCCAGCTTTAGTTAGTGCAAAGTCAGTTATGCGTTTCATAGCAGATTTACCGTATTTCGTTTCTAAATAGGCGATTATTTCTTTATCACCTTTCAATGTCATAGTCATTCTTCTTCACCCACCACTTTGACATAGTTAGGCGACTTAGCAGGTGCTACATTTTTGACATTAAAAAACAACCCTGCATACATACCATTTTTTATCTCAAATACGTGTTTTGAGCTTGGTATAAATTGAGGTTGTGCATCTCTAATATTTAATGTAACTGACCTTTTACTAAGTTCTAAATTACCTAACTGTACATCTTTTTGTGTTGGTTCGTACATTCCAGCGAAACAACTGTATATTTCTTTTTGTTCATTCATTCCTGCTTCTGGACCATCATTCACAACTTCATAAAAAGTAACTCTGTAATCTAATTGGTTAAGGTTCATCGACTATCACCTCAATGTTATCCTTACGCCATTTAATCAAGCTACTTCTTAATGTCTGAACGAGCTTTACAGAAGATGCAGGTACTTCGAAAGTTTGTTCGTTGGAAGTAGTTGAACGGTTATCGTAGTGATGTGCTACAACATTCAATACTGCAAGGTTAAACAATCCGTTATTTTCATAAAAAGGTTGATCTTCTTCCCTTAAAGATACAGCTGTTTTAATTTCGTTAATCGCACCTGGTAAATACACTTCCATAATTAAGTCATCATCGAAATCATGGTCGACGCGTATCGCTTGTTTAATGGCTTCAACGTCATCTATTTTGAACATTGAAATCACCTACTTTACTTATGCTCCTAGATCCCCACTAGGTTCTGTTGCATCTTCAAACGTTACGAAGAAACCAGCATTTTTATCAGCCTGTTTCACATCGAAACGGAAAGCACCCATTAAGTATTTGCCATAGATTTCATTTTCAATCCATTGAACAGAAACGTCTGTACGGTCTGCAAATAACACACCACGTTTTACATCACCGATAAATGCTAGTGCATCTCCATTTTTACCTAATAAGTCATCACGCACAACTGTTACATTCATACCTAACACAGTATTACCTGCAGTGTTGATGATACTGTCTTGTAGTAAATAACGACCGTTACCATCTTTTAATGTATCAAGTTTTTGATAGAAACTTTGTGTACAGATGATTTGGCGGTCATAACCAGGATCTAATTTAACGTTGATAATTTCTTTTAAGTCGTCAACATTAGAAACACTAGTAGGATTGAATGCTTTTAAAACTTCACCAATACGTTCATTTAAAGTGTTGATTTTTTGTTCGTTAATATTTTCAGAAACAATAGCAGTTAAGTTAGCAACTGAATCATCTAATGCTTCTTGTGAAATCGGAATAGATCCACGATAAGTGTCTACTTCCCAATTGATTGTTTCGAATTCCGGACGAGCTAACTCAGGGTTTTTCTCTAATTCAGCAACAGTGTTGAATTTAGCGTTAGCACGTTTTAAAATTGGGTACTTACCAGATGCAGTTGTAACTGATGTCTTTTGCACCAATTCTGACAAGTCTTGTACTGTTTTCACTTCTTTTTCAGGAATATATTTAATATCCTCTGGAATTGTTACGCCAACGTCATCTGATTTAACGTTGTCACGTTTCGCTCCTTTAGATTTCATGTATTGCTCAAATGCTAGAATTTCTTCGTTTGTCTCTGGATTTTGGTTTAATTTAGCCATAGAACGTTTCGCTCCTTCTTTTTTGTCTTTTTCTTTTTTTAATTCTTCTTCTGTTGGTTCTTCCACCTTCTCAATTGTAGGTGTCTCTGGTTTCAGTTTTGTTTCAGATTCAGGTTGGTCACCTGTTTTTGGTTTATTATCAGTTTTTTCTTCGTCTGACGGTTTCTCTTCTTTGTCATCGAATGGTTTATTTTCTGATTCTTCTCCAGAGCTATCACCTTTGTTATCTTCAACTTCTGCCCCTTCATCTTTGGGCGATTCATCTTGCTCAGGTACTGATGCTTCAATTTCTTTTGAAAGCTGTTCAAGTTCTTCATATTCTTTTTTCTGTGCATCAATATCAGCTTTTAAATTACGAGCAGTTTCGAGGTCGCCCTTTTCGACTGCTTCTTGCGCTTTAGAAATCAAATTGGCGATTTCTTTTTTGCGCTCATCTAAATTAGCCATTTGTAAGCCTCCTCATTAAAATTAGGTATAAAAATAGCCTTACGTTTCAAAACGTAGGCTTTCTAAATCTAAAGCTATTTTCATTTGTTCCAACTGTTTAAATTTCTTCAAATCTCTTGCACGTTGACCGACTTCAACCGATGTATCTTTATAGGCTGGCACTGTAACAATGCTAACTTCAATAAGTTCATCAATTTTATTTATGGTTTGAACATACTCATTATCTATATTTTGCCATGTACGAGCTGTTGAATCATTAGATGGTAATGTGTAAAAGAAACTACACTGGTTTACGTTACCCGCTTTAATATTCTCATAAATATCTCTTGCGTATGATGTATTAGGTAAGTGGCATTTAAAATATAGCCCTTTTTCATCCACCTGTAACTCAAGCGTTCCTGCTTGTGTGCGTCCTATAACATAACTGAAATCATGATTGATTAGACATTTCACATCGCTTACATCTACATCATTTAAAGCATTAGGCGCTACAATTTCTCTAAATCCACCCAAATCATCACTCAATGAATTAAAGATAATTGCGTACCCCTCAATAACCATATCTTGCTGTCCAGTGTCAACGTTACTATTCGTCATACTCATCACCCCCTTTAATGGAGTTCTTTTCGACTTCTTTGTCAATTTTCGATTTTTGATAATTTTCTAAAGTGTTAAGTGGCGCTCTGTTAAGGTCAACCAATGGTTGTTCACCATGTTTAATAGGTTCATAACCAAATACACTTCTTGCTTCGTCTGTTGAAATAATTCCTTTACTGTGCAATTCGGTAATACGTTGTAATTGTAGCTCTGGATCAATGTCGATGAGACGTGATGAATCAAACTCTAATTCGTACTTAAATATTTTTGTTTCGAGTTCTGCAATCATCATTTTAAATATTGGATCTAATGTACTTTGCAAATATTCTAGGTTAGCTTGTGTTATAGATGTGTTGACTGTTTCAATACCTAACTTCGATACTGGTAAACCAAACGCTTTAGCAACTTGAGACGTACTAAACTTATAACTGTTTAAGAAATTTAAAACTTCGACTGGAATTTGTAGTCTGTTAAATTCCATTGTGTCATCGATAGCAACTAAACCGCCGTTGTTTTTTAATTGACTTTCTGAAAAGTTCTTTTTCAATTCTCTTAATTGTTCAGCATTGATTTGCCCTTTTTTATACTTCAACACTGATGTTGATGTACCGCCATTATCGAAGAAGTTACGCAAGAAACTCTTAGATCCTTGAGAAATACCAATTTCGTGTGCTAAAGCATACAAAGGACTATAACCCACATATCCATCTAATGTAATGTATCTAAAGTGCAATATATCCTCACTGGTTATCTTTGCAGCGTTACCTTCCACATCTTCGCTCACGTTGTAGACAATATCTCTATCTTTTTCCTCTACTCCTACTAAATCATTATGTAAGAAGTAGAAGCCTACGGGGAAATCATCCTTATCACGTACAATTTCAACAAAAGATTGTCCGTTGAGTAACATGTTAGCGATGATTATAAACTTAAAGTGCCAACCTGGTAAGTCTGAATGTGGATTGTTATTGAACAAATCCAATATTTGATTCATCACAGTATTTGTTTCGTGACCTTTAACCTTTAATTTAGTACTTGCAATGTCAGCTGAAATAATTCGTGTAGCAGTAAATACATCACTGTTACGTATCGCGTTTATACCAACATAGCTTGCATGTGTGCCATGTTCTTGCCAATACAATAATCGTTCTAAATCTCTGTTCATCTTTTCTTGTTTGCTTGTAAATCCTAAATCAAGTAAAGGCATTAACTGTCACCTCCTTTCCGATTAATCGAGGTGTTATCATATGCTTGATTTAATACGCCTGAGAGGCCAATGAGCAACAATCCGCCAATGATATAAGCAAAAGGTTGCCAAAGTATAAACAGGCCGTAGAATAGCCCTATTAACCCCACAACGAATAACAGTATGACTACAAGCGCATATAAGAATTTTTTCATCGCTGCACCTCCCTTATAAAAATAGCGGCATTAAAGTTTCTGTGTTCCATTCATGTTCGCTCGCTATCACGTAAGCGAATATTGAACTCATTAATGGATCAATCTTTTCTCTGTTCATTTTCTTTTCAATCATTAAAGAGTCGTTAGTATCTTTAGCCACTGCGTTTTTAATTGCGATATCTAGCAATGGATTTTTATGATGCTTGATGTCTCCATTAATCACTTTCAATCTAAAATCTAGTATCGGATTAGATAA